ATTACCTGAACTATCTATACGCATAGATTCTGAACCACCTGTATTTAATATCATTAAGTCTGTTGCACTTAAATACATATCTGCACCTGCAATATTTCCTGTTGATAAATCTACAACACCTGCTAATGACGCGTGTTCATTTCCATATAATCTCATTCTTGCACCCCTTCCATCACTATCAGCACCACCACCTGCTAAACTTAATTGTGCATTATCTGAACCATCAGAAGTATTTGTAGAAATTACACCACTTCCATCAAATAATATATTTCCTCCAAAAGTTGCATCTCCTGAAGTTATTAAACCTCCTGTAATGTCTAATTGTGCTTGAGGATTAGTATTTCCACCAAGTCCTATATAACCATTAGAATATTTAGTAAATAAAATTGTACTTCCAGTTTGGAAATTATTATCAAAAGATTGAAAAAAGAATCCTCCGAAAGAACCCCTTGCTTCCATTCTCCAATTATTACCTGTATTATCAGTATCTTCAAAATCAAGTATTGGGTTTGTTTCTGAAATTGTTATGTTGTCTTTAAAAGTAGATTTTCCTGTAACATATAAAGTTCCTGCAACTAAAGTATTTCCTGTTGTAGAATTAACTGTAAACTTGTTTGTATTGATTGCTAAATCTCCTGCAAAAGATGTATTTCCACTTGCTGCAGCTACATTAAATTTATTTGTGTTGACTGCAAAATCTCCTGTTGAACTTAAATTAGTATTTGTAGATAATGAACCATCAACTGTTATTGCACTTCCTGATTCTGAAACTATTGAATCTGCAATTACTTGTGTTCCTGACCATTTAGTTAAGTTTCCTGTAGTTCCAGTTCCGTCTACTTGGCTATGGTCTAATTTAGTCCATTGATTGTTTGCTCCTGCAATAACCCAATCTCCAACAGTCCAGTTAGATACACCATTTAATGTAGTAGTACCCCCAACACTTACAACGTAATAATGCCCTTGTGTTATAAATGGCGAATTGTCTATTGTGTAATCTTCACCACTTAACATTATATCTGCATCAAGTGAAAGTGTTGTATTGCTATCTATGTTTGTAACTAATGCACTTTGTCCGTCAACTTGGTTTATTACTTTGTCTCCTACTGTTACTGTTGTAGTAAAACTTGCAGAACTATCAATTAATTTATTTGCTTGAACACCTGTTGTTGTTCCGTTTGCAGCTTCACCACCACCAGAACTTAATACTGGTGAATTTGTATCTGCATCCCAAGATCCCATAAATCTTAAACCACCTGCTAAACCATTTACTTGAGATTGTAATTTTCCAAATCCTTCAAGTATTGTATCGGTTGCTAAAACAGAACTTGCTGAAGGTGAAGTTAATCCTGTTAAAACTTTAGCTGTTACTGAATTATTGTCTAATGTTACTGAACCACTTACATTTCCTGAACCATCAACCCCTGAAATAGTACCAGTTGCTTGACCTGTTAAAGATAAATCTCTTGCAGTTTCCCAAGCAGTAGCAGTATCTGCATTTCCAGTCAAATCTCCTGTTACATCTCCAATTACATCCCCTGTAACATTTCCAGTAACGTTTCCTGTAAGATTTCCAGTAACATTTACATTTATTGTACTTGGTAAACCTATTTGTATTTGTTGACCAGATCCTGAAGTTTCTATTTCGTTTGCAGTACCTATAACACTTAATGTTTCTGTATTTAAAACAACTGCACCACTTCCTGAATCTGTTGTAAAATCTAAATCACTTGCATTGTTTAAACTTTTTACATAAGCAGTAGTTGCTACTTTTGTTGAATCGTCTGAAGATGCTTGTGTTGTAGCTGTAACACCATCTGCTAATATAGAAGTAGCTGTTACGTTACCAGTTAAATCTCCTGTAACGTTTCCTGTTACATTTCCTTGTAAATTTCTATGTACTGTTGCAGGTAAACTTAAACTTAATCCTTGACCTGAAGCAGCAGTTATAATTTGATTAGTTGTTCCTGTTATGGCAAATGTTTGTGAGTTTAAATTAACATCTCCTGTTCCGCTATCACCAGAAAAATCTAAATCAGACGCTGCATCTAATATATCTACATAGGCAGTTGTAGCAATCTTTGTAGAATTATCTCCTTGACTTTGTGTTGTTGCAGTTGATCCGTTTGGCAATACAACACCACTTGAATCTAAAGAAATTGTTAATGTTTGGTTAGATGCTACTGTTGTAATTTGATTTGCAGTTCCAGCAATGTCTAATAGTTGGCTATCTAAATCAACAGATCCATTTCCTGAATCTCCTTCAAAGTCTAAATCTTGCAATGTAACGTGTCCTTGAACATAATCTATAATAGCAGCAGTTGTAGGTATAGAAGTGTCATTATCGTTGTTTAAAACGCCATCTGCAGCATCTACAAACTTGCTTATAATAATGTTTTCTCCAGTATCTTTTAAAGAACCAAATTCTAAAATAGCAGTAACCTTAAAATCCCCTGCATTGTTTAAATAAACACCAGTAGCATTTCCTGATCCGTCTGTTAATTCTTTTAAAGTTGCAGTAATTGCAGCATTATCAATAGTTTTTATTAAACCCTGATAAGTATCTGATATTCTTGTGTTAAATAGACTTGCCATATTTCTTTATTTTTTCTTGTTTCTTTAAAAACGTTTTTAATTTTTCTATATTTTTTTGTTTTGGTTTATATCTCATAGTACCCAGCCATTAAATAATGCATCATAATCAGGATAAATATCGTCATTTGTATTGCTTGTATATTCAGGATAATCAGATTGATTAAACGCCATAAAATCAATAAAACGTCTGGAATAATATTCCATAAATTCTCTTGCTTTATCTACTAAATAATCTACTTCATTTTTACTTACTGTATCACTTGTTTCTGATCTATGTTTAAATACACCCCCATTTTTAATAGAATACGCTGCAAATGGTATATAATAAACTTGTGCTGCCCATATTAACATAGGTTGTAAATAAGTGTTTAGTAAAGTTTTATATTTTGCATTTTGTATGTCATCAATTTCACCATTAGCAATTAAAGTTGATATTTTATTATATAAATCCGTCCCTGTATAATTTTGTATATCTATTTCTTGAGCTACTTTTATAAACTGTATAAATTTATCAGTATCTACATTTCCATCTATTATGGAATTTCTTACAAGATCGGTTCTATTTATAAATAATGCTGTTGCCATAGTTTTCTATTTTGGGTATGCTCCTTGATTAGGCATATTAACTGGTGCTATTTCTGATTGTTTAGTTCCTACTGGATTTTTTATATATGTTTTAGGTATTGTTCTTGTTTTTTTGTAATCATTTAAATCTTTAGAAGGTTTAGTGTTTGCTTTTAATCTATATAATTGACGCATCCATTTATGTCTACAATAAATGCCACCCTTAAATTTAAACAAATCGTATGCTTTGCCTTTATGACCTAATTGTTTATTAACACCTTCTCTTGATGCCTTGTCAATATCTTCTAATCTATATACAATACCTTCTCTTGATAAACGCATCATATTTTCACAAAAATCTCTTGTTGATTCACTTGGCTTTTTAGAACCAACTGCATATTTGTATCTAATTTTATAGTTTTTAGAATCTAAATAACTAAAACCATCTGGTTTAGCAGTAATTTGATCTTTTAGTTGTTGAAATAAATTCTTTTTTTCATCAATACATATATTTGCCCAATCTTCATCACTAATTTCAGAACCTTCTTCTAATTCATCTACAAGTTCCCATTCATCACTAATGACTTCGCCTTTTAAATTTTCTAAAATAACTTCTCCAAGTTCACTTGACATTTTAATAGGAATACAATTAGGAACTAATCTTCCGTTTTTAACTTTCATTCCATATTGCTCATATCCAGCTTGACAAGGTTTTTTTAAGTCAATTTCATCGTGTGATTCACAAGGCATATACCATACTTTATCTCCTTCTTGGTGTTCGTGATGTCCTTCACAACCCATTTCTTTAGCTGCTGCTTCTGCTTCTTCTATAGTTTCATAAACTTTTAATCCGTCTATTTCTTTTAAATTAATAGACATTTTAATTCCAGTTTCTTCTTCAATTTCTTCATCTGTCTGTACACTACGATCAACATCAGTAAATTCTAATGGCTGTAACGTAATAAAATATAGATTTAAGGCAATATTATTAAAAGCAAGTATTTCATCAAAGGAATCTATTAAAAGTTCCTGAAATGGTCTAATAACAGTATTATCCATAAGCAAGGATGCAGTTTTTATTTCTTCTGCATTATTTCCAAGACCTGTATTGTCTTTTATACCAAGTAACATTGGACTAACAACCCTATGAGCTACTAATACTTTACTTTGTGATTCATCACTTAAAAATTGATATTGATTATGAGCGTCTGATAGCTGAACAGGTGTAATTTCTGCTTGTGATTCTTTATTGTCATTAAATGATAATATAAATTTACCTGCATTACTTGTTCCACTAAATTTTTGTGCAATTCTTGCTTCAATAAGTTCTCTTTCTTGTGGATTAGGTGTTCCATTGTTAAAATTAATTAACATTGAAGGACTTAACCCATTCATTATATTGTTTAAGTGGTAATTAGAGATTTCTTCTTCTAATTCAGCATATTGTATTCCGCCTTGATAATCTACAGGTGCATAATAGTAAAAACCAGATTTATATGGCTTAATATAATAAATTTCTATATTTTCATTTGACATTCCAAAAGCTGGTATTCTTAATGGCTTGTCAGAAGGTTTTAATTTTGCCCAATCTTTAAAATAATAATAAGCAGCTACATCACCTTCTTCATTACATTTTTCTGCTCTTAATGTTTCAATAGGCATATGC